CTTCGGTATGCCTTCAGCTCCTCGACGCGCCACGTATAGCTGGACGGATTCCCCATGTCGTTTGGAGGAACCAGCGGGTTGAAGGTAAAATACTCCATCGCCCCGCTCGTCAAACTCTGCACCGGATACAACGCTACACGGGTCTGGGCAAAGACTCCTCCGTTCGATACCGGGGCCGAAATGCTGCCGGCCATCGAACTGCCGCCACCGCCCGAACCACCGCCTGAACCTCCAGAACCACCGCCACCTGACCCGCCTCCTCCGTACGGCGGAAACCCCGGCCTGACCGGGGGAAGGATCGGCTGGACCATGCTACCGCCAGCACACCGAAGGTCGGCCTAGAATCTGCACCCTCGGATACGATTGAAACAGCCAGTTCTTGTCCTCCAAAGAGTAGGAGTAGATATGCGTGCCTTGCGCTAAAGGGATGCACAATTCGTAGCGCAAATAGATATAACCGTAGGCGTAGCTTGAAATCACTCCGGCCACAGGGTTTCCTATCGCTGCGGCCAAATCCGCCATGATTGCGTCCCTACTTCCCCCGCCTACCGCCTCGAACGTGTCCACTCCAATCTTGTAAATCTCTTCGGTCGAAACGAAGAATCCCACCGAGCCGTACTGCGCGATGCTCCACGGATAGACGCATCCTACTCCGTATTCGCTTGACCACATGTGATCGAAGTAGAAAGGCGCAAGGGCGCTTGAACCTGTAATCGTCTGGTAGGTGATTCCGTTGTTGCGGAACAAATAGGCGACTTCGCCAAAGGCCATGACTCCGGTAAAGTTGTCCGGCACCTCCAGAAAGTTGTTGAATCCCGCGCTGATATTCACCGTAGGGTCGAACTGATTCGGAATCCCGTTCGCGCTGTACCAAAGAAGCTGCGGGAAGTTCGTGGTGGAATTCGCGGCAAGAGTCGTCGCGCCCGTTCCCGGTATCGGATTCGCTATCTGAGCCACATTGAACAGAGTGCAATTCAGCAAACAAACCTGGTTGTTTATCTCGTAGAGGAACAATCCTCCAACACTTCCGCCCTGCCCGCCGAAAGTCGAACTGTTCAGTTGTGAGGCTACTTGCGGTGCGCTTTCGATTCCGTCCCAACTCAGCAGGTAAGGCACGCCATTTGTGTAATACAGGACGTTGGCAAAGCTTCGCGAAGCTATCGGAGTTCCTACAGATAAGGACGGTGCGCCGACATACACCCAAGGATTCTGGCCGGGTACGTTGTTGATAGCCTGTAATTGCCAAAGCCCTCGGGAGGTAAAGGCTGCTGTGTGATTCTGCCCGTTGGCGTCGAGAAAGGAAGTCTGCCCCAGCGTGGCGTTGTTCTGTTCCGGTCCTACGAATACTTTGGTGAAAGGCGGGGCGCTGCGGATTTCATCGTTGCGAAGCCATACGTTGTTCATCGCCGCTGCTTCGCTGGGGTCCAGCAGCAGGTCGGGCTTTTGCGTGTTCAGGCCCTTGTAAGGACCGGCATAGGTTTGCTCAAAGTAGGTTGACACATTAGTTGACCGTCACTTCCACGGTTCCGGCTGGCAAAGCGTTCAGCACCAGGCCGTCAACCCAAAACAGTTTCCCGTAGGTAAAGACGTTTCCGGTGGCCGGAGGAAGGTAACTCCAGACCACGTTTCCGTTCGTGTCCGTGATCGTCAGTTGCGCCGCCGTAGCATCCTGCCAAACGATTTGCTCGATGCGGACCTTGTATGGATACGCAACGGACAAAGAGTTTCCGCCCGCTCCCGAGTTCGCAAGGCTGAATTGATTCGGCAGCAAGGCGACCAGATAGGTTGTGGTGCTGGGAATCGAAAGAACCTTGTAGCCGTTGGCATATCCCGCAACTGCCGGCGATTGGATGCTGACGTTCTGAAACAAGGAATAGCCGTGGGCACTGGCCGTGGTGACCAGTGCCGAAGCGCCGCCGTTGTTGACGATACTGTTTATCCCCACCGTTGTTGCTTGGTCGGCGGCGACAAATGACCAGGGATTTGTGGCGATTTGGGCCATGTTAGTTGAAATTGAACTGGCAGCTTAGAGTTGCGCCAAGGATGTCTACCGTTCCGCTTGTGCCGGTCGTGAAATCGAATTCAATCGCAAGAATCGTGTTGAAAGTGTTTAGCCAAACTTGCTGGGCGACAGGAACGGGAATCACCCAAGCATACGGTGTCGCACCGAAAGCTACCGGCAATCCGTTTGTGGCGTTCGCAATAAGAGTCGTGATCGTAGGCGCTACGCCGTTTGCATAAGTCGCTGCGGCCAGTCCCACCGTCTGCGCTGATATGTTGGCCGTTCCAACCAGGTAGTTGATTACAAGAGCCGTGACCTTGATGCCCTTCGGCCTCGGTGCGGTGACTGGCGTTAATTGTGTAAGTCCGGTGACAGGCGGATAGCCGGAAACATCGGCGGGAGTCGTGTACAGGTTCAGGGCTACCGGAGCGCCGGAGCTGTGCGTGTTGGCAATCGAGGCGGCTACAAATACCGTGCCGCTGGTGATACTGACAATGCGAATCTTTTCCTGCACGCCCGAGGCTACGGTATCCAGCAAGGCATAGGAGTTGGCCGACATGCCCACAGTGCTCTGCACCGTAATGTTTACGTTCTGTCCTGCCGTGATTCCGCCGTTTAGATACGTCAACGGCATCCCGATTGCCAAGCCTTGTGCGCCGCCCGCTACGGTTGAGCCAAACTGTTCCTGCAAATTGTCCTGCACCCCGGTACGCAGAACGGCGGAATTGACTCCGGCTGTCGTGACATAGCCCGAGGCCGAGGTAGCGCAGTGCAGCGAGTATTCACCGAAGGCAATCTTGGAGTAAGTCGTGACTCCGGTCGTGGCTACGAAATCTACGCCCGGTATCGGTAGCTGCCCGTCTACTTGCGCGGTATCTGCATCGAGGCGATTCTGCGTGCGGCTCATCTATTTCCTCCCACTCCGGGTATTACCACACCGGAGCACATGGGTAATCGTTGAGGATGGTTAGTATGTCCCGGCTGACGCGCTGATGTGATTGATGTCGTCCAGCACGTCCTTCGGGTGAATCAATTTTGGATCGGGAACCAGCTCTTGCCTGTCTCTTGTTACCTCTCGAACCTCGGCCATCTCGAACGCGCCGTTTACGTTCCTGTCGTAGCAGCCGTACATATGACAGACCAGCAATCCGGCATTCCAGTCACAGTCCTCGATAGGCACCTTGCGCTCACAACGGGAGCAAGTTGTGTACGTCACTTCCGCATACGAACGCCACAAGGGCATCAGCTTGCCGCCTTTGCACGGTGAGACAAATTCTGAAACGTGATGTTCACTGACCGCGCATTGGTCTGATGCAAGAACACGTAGTCCAGAGCCTTTTCTTCGCTCTCAAAGCGCCCTTCGGTCTGACACGAACATCGCACAAGATACGGTCTGTCGCGGTCAAGGCCATCAGTCTCAACCTTATCGTACTTCAGAACGATGTCGTGTGTGGCAAAGCCCATATCTCAGGGTCCGAATGAACCGAATGTACCAATCCAGTTCGTTGCGCCGGCGCTGAATCGCTGTGTGGTCAAGAATATCAGCACCTGAGTCTGGAAGTCATCGTCGGTCTGCGCCTGAATCGGAACGCGGTCGTAGAACTTGAGTTGGGTTTCATCCTTTGCGGCGAAAAGGAACCAAGCGCTTGGGCTAGTCAGATAGTTCAAGTGCTGGAATTCCAGATTCTCGCCCTGCAAGGCGTTCAGCTCGTTGTCCATCGTGTACGGCTTGCCCGGAGAACCGAGAATTTCGCGGCCAATCATGATGAGTTCTGGCGGAAGGAAAACGGTCTTGGGCCGGAGCATCGAAGGAATACCGCGCCCGTCCACGAACCGATAGAAGTAGTTGATGGCCTGCTGCAAGCTGGTGAAGGAAAAGTCCGCATCGGGGCTGGGCCGGTTCGGATAAGTACCCGCAGCGTTGACGATGTTTGAAAGTCCCGGTCCGATGCTGGTCGCCTCGGTGCCGCCCGGTAGCGTGTGGGCGGTGTTGAACAGAGACAGACCGTCGTCAACCGTGATAAGCGTCCCGCCAAGGTTCAGGATCGAAGCGCAGACCGCCTCGCGTGCAAACAGCGCAGAACGGCCATGCGCCTTCGGAATCTGGCGAATGATTCCGTACTTGTCGTCCTCAACGAGCTGCCTGGTGACTTGCGAGGCAAGGCCGTAGGGCAGGTGTAGATATTTCTTGGTGCCCGATTGAACCAGCCCATCGTATGCGGGTCGCGTGCCTTCCGGCATAATCGGCATCGGTCCCGTTCCGGCGATGTGGTAGTCAATTTCGTAGGCATCCTCGCTCGATTCGACGTTCATGTAGCGCGTGTACTGCGCGTCGCGCATCGTGAGGTCCGTCGCCTCGAAAAAGATATGCTTCAAGCCCCGCGCAAGCAGTGGCGGAAAAGTGTTCCTGCTGCTCAAATTATTCAAGGTCGTGTCTCCTTAACTGCTTGCGTTAAGCGAACAATCCTACCGCTGCGTTCTGGAACGTGAACCACAGACGCCCGCCGACCGTGCCTACCGCGTCACGCGGGTCGAGCGCCACAATCTGAATCGTGTTGGTCTTTGACGTGTCCACGTACCAATAGCCATTAGTATCCAGAGTCAGCCCAGCCAGAGTCGAAACCATCTGGTTCGTGGTGGCGATAGCCGTCTGGCCCGAAGTGCCGCACTTGCCGACAAACACCGTGCCAGGTGCGGCCAAAACCACGTTGATTAGCCCGTCGTTAATCGGAACCAAGGAAGGCGTTACGACCGCACCAGGCTGGTTCGCGGGATTGGCCTTATAATTTCCAATCACGCTGCCGGGGCCAAGAACCGGAGTAAAGCCTTGCGGTGCGCCTGAACCGGTTGAGGCAAGGTTTGAGGCGTTCTCTGAAGCTACTCCAATAATCGCGCCCAAACCAGGAGCCGCAGTGCCTCCCCAAACCTGAACTCCTCCGTCAGCAGCCAAACAAACCGGCGTCCACGCATTGAAAGTCTGCCCTGCTTCCTCGATAAGACTCTCGGTGGGGAAAGAAACTGCTCCTCCGAGATTTTGTACCGGCTCGATTGGCCCCGAGAAGTTGGCCATTAGTTTATCTCCTTGTTTATCTTATTCATTCGTCTGGCCATCTTTCTTTTAGCGGCCAATTGGATCGAAGATTCTCTTCGGCAAGCCCTGCAACATCTCTGTCCGCTAGGAGGCAAATACAAATTGTCTCCTTCATAAGCATGGCCTTTAGGACAGTGGGTTGCTTTTACCGCCCAATGGCGTCCCTTGGATACGGAATCCTGTTGATTGTCCGAATTGGTCCCGTAAAACAAGTGCTTAGGATTGACACAGGCAGGATTGTCGCATGTATGGCAGACTTGCAATTCTGAGTCGAAATCAAAATTCTTGAACAGTACCGCGGAAACGCGATGCGCCGACGCCGTAACTCCACGAAATCTCACGGTTCCGTATCCCTTGGAACATTTCGACCGCATCCAATTCCAGCAGCCGGTGTTTAAATCCAAGCTAACGCGGTCGAAGAATGTGCCAGTATGGTTCATTTATTTCTTCTGCTTGGCTTCGCTTGCAATCTTTTCCCACTTCGGACTGCCAACCTGCAAAGCATTTTCCGCGCTAGGGTCTGCGCGTCTCGCGTCAAGCTCTGCGTCGGTCGTGATGGCCGAAGTGTTTGAGGCTCGCAATGCTGCTTCATCCTGCGAGGAATATGCGCCGGACTTCATAATCGCGTCGATCGCTTCCTTACCCCGAGGATTGGTCATCCCGATAGCCCGCTGGAAGTGATACTTGAGTGCTCCCCGGTGAACTTGCGGGTGGGCTTTCATCAGAATCAAGTCTACTCCGCAGGTAATCTCCTGCCCATCGGCGCTGGCTGTAACCGAATTCACCAGCGGGTCAACGTCATCAATCGTTGCTTTGGTGTAGCCGGCTGCGCGTAACTGATTGAATCGGGTGTGGTCGGGATTCGAGCCGCGCTTGAGGCGTACCCAGTAATAATCATACTCACGGTTCTTGGGGCAAATCTGCCCGACTTGCGGAAGTTGCAGTGGCCTTGCTTCGATCTTGGGGTCAGTCAGTGCTATAAGGTCGTCGGACCATGTGGCGCGGTTGGGTTGATCTTCGCGGAGCTTTTGGGTGATGTGATTCGGAAGCGTTGCCACGTTACATAGGCTCCTTCATCAAGGCCGATACATCCTTGATGCCAAGCTTCGCGGCCCACTTGTTCACGTCTCCGCCGCTCTTGGCCAGGATGTCCACCTTGCCATCCGTGGCCTCTTCGTTGATCTGGCGATAGGTCGGGTCGTTGCTGTTTCCGCCGCTCGCCTCATCCTCGGCAAAAATGAATCGCTGCTTGTTCGCATCTCGCCGCAAGCCGCCCTCCATCGCCTTCTTGCCGAAAATCATCTCCGCCGCGCCGCGCACGTAAGTCTCATACGTGGGTTTGGCTTTCTCGGTGACGGGCGTATCCGCAAGAACCTTGCGGATGTCGGGAATGTATTCGCCCCAACCCTTGTCCTTGAGTTCGTTGATGATGTCGTTTTCGACGAGTCGCGCTTTGAGTTGAATCGTCTCGACTACCAACGGGCCTACGCGCTCGGCGAAGGCTTTGTCCTCGTCATCGAATACGCTGGTGCGAGTCGGAGTCTCGGTAGGTTCGCGTCGCGCGGGAGTCGTCATCTTCTCTTCGATGGTTCCGAATCGCGCTTCGTAGGCGTTGAGCTTGTCTTGCAGGGGTTTCAAATCTTCTTGGAAGGAACTGCGCAGAGTCTTGACGAATTCCTCTTGCTCCGCTTTCATCTGTTCTGCTGCTTTGGGGTCTGCGTTCTGCTCGCTCTTGAACGGCCACGCCATTCGGTTGCTCCTAAAACAAAAAGGCCCGACACCTTTCGGCATCGAGCCTTGAAATTTGCCCTCACTCGGAGAGGGGATTCAATCGGCCTATCGCTTGTAAAGCTAAACCCTAACTATTGGCTTGTCAACTTATTTCTCGTTCTCCCGCCACTTCACATCGCACACCGTTCCCTGCGATACGTTCAACTCGACCTTGCCCGACTTCTTGCGCGAGAGCAGGTGCGCGACGACGTTGTACCACGGCGTCAGCCGGTAGGTAAACACCACAATCGTTTCCTGCGTTATTGGTTTGATTTCTTCCATTGCCCGACCGCTTGCGGCAGCTCCAAAATGAAATCGAGTGCTGATATGGCACCTCGCAACTTCATGCCTAAGCCTTGATTCTTTACCTCGTCAATGTGAATCAGCCTCTCAGCGTTGACCGCCCGATGGCTCCGCAAATCCTCCAGCAACAGCTGGAACGCCCGGTCCTGAACCATTGCCGCCGCTAGGTGCTGATTGCTGTGGAGGTGAGGCCACGCCGAGTGCTGCTGCGGCGGGTTGACCGTTTCCTTGCGCTTTCGGGCCATTCTGCTGCTCCTCTTGGAAGTGCATCTTCGGCACAAACTCATCCGGGTTATCGTAGCCGAAGTCTCTGAGCGTTTGCTTCATCATCAGGTCTTGCGAGAGAACGATGTCCTGCATGTATTTCTTTACGGCAGGATCGTTCATCTGTGAGATGGCCTGAAGCAATTTGATTTGCTCGACGTTGTGTTGAGACAAAGAGTTTCGGAGCAGCATGTCGTTCTGCTTCTCGACTTCCTTGTTGGCCGAAGCCGTTGCTGCGCGAATAGGGATGCGAACTTTCTTTGAGAGGAAATCGCTCAAGGCTTCTTCAAGAATCTTGTCATCGAGGCCAAACATCGAGCCTTTCTCGCCCGTCCCGAACTTCGCGTACATCATCGTGCAAAGGCTGATGAGCTTGACGTGCGAGTGCCTAAAGTCTGATACACGGTGATTAACCCGTGAGTTGGAATCCTGCATAACGGCCAGAGTTCCCATTGATCCGAATTGGCCTTTCTTATTAGTCTGACCTGCCCCCATTCCGGCGACTGCTGGACCCACGCCCGCCCTTTCGTCCGCGAGTCTAAGCGTAAGCTCCTCGTCCGCAATTCCGCCATCGCCCGGCTCTCTTGCCTGTAGCCATTCGCTCTCATCCTTTTCCCCCGGAATGATGCAGGACGGGTAAATACCGAAATTCTTGTCGAGGTTTCGGTTGCTCGTCCGTAAGATGCCCGTGATTCCTATTGTCCGTGCATCAATCCGCTGGTTGTGTTGCGTCGAAACTTCATCCTGAGAGTTTTCCAGCATGTCGGCGTAGCCTCTGCCGTACACGCCTTCATCCGCGATAGACAGCTTGGTGGGAATAAGAGGAACCTGATTCTCCGGCATGAAGTTGAAGACTTGCCTGAGTACAACGCGAGAGGCGAAGTGATAGCTGAAAGTCAGTTCGACCTTCACCATCTGCGTTCCGCCCTCTTTCTTCCGCATCTTGATGTAGTACCAGAACCAACACTCGTATACGTCCCACTCGGCCATAATCGAGTCTTGGCCCTGGTTGATGCCTTTCTTCGATTGCGTCCTTTGCGTGTTCTGGTCCGGCCCATGCCTGTCGGGTTTCCCGCGAATCTCCGCTACTTTGTCCTTGTCGTAGAATCCGGTGAAGGCTCGCTCGTCCAGCTCGTGCCTGCTCAACGTACGGATATGGCACTTCACCCGCGATTTTTCCCACGTCGCTGCTTTGGGGTCAGCCAAGACATGCTCGAACTTCACGTTGTCCACCGCTGGGCCGTTGTAGGCTTCCGTCTCCTCGAATTCAATCTGCTTCTTTGAGTCCGATCCGTAGCCCACGATATTGACGTTCGTGCGTTTGTCCGGGTAGACCTTGACGAATGCCGTTCCCAGTTTGGCTGAGTCCGCGAACCACATGTTCTCCTTGCGGTAAAGATCGAGTTCCGCAGGTTCGTACGCTACGTTGTCTATGAACTGCTCTAGGATTTGTTTCTTGCGCTGGTCGTGCTCGGGATTGCCTGATTTGTAAAAATAGCGGTAGATGGCTACCGGAGAGGTTTGCCACACCAGGCCCATGACTCGTGCTGAAATATCGTCAATTCTCTGCCCGACGACCTGAATCACCAGATTACTTGCGTTAGGCCAAGGGAAAGATTTGGTTTGGTCACGAGGCTTGCCTAGCGCAATCTCTCGCCAACGAGGGACATGCCGCATAAACAGCACATCGTGAGCTTCCTTGTTCGTGCGTATCCACTCGTGCAGCCAGCGTTCAATCTCTTTGTCCTTGGATTCTCCGAACGAAGCGGTGTGCAGCTCGAATGCCTTGTTTTCAGGGAAAGATACCGATAGGCGACCGGAAGGCTTGTTTGACTCGGGCTGAGTGGAGTCAGGCATTCGGATTCAGTATAGTCGCAACGCCATTTTAATCAATAGCCAGTTGCAGAAGTTACACGGCCAGCGAAATCAGCCGCTCGCTGCCTGAGTCGTTGATTTACGTCTTTGCGTCGTACTACTTCATAAAGCTGCGGGGAGTACGAAACTGTATCGAGAATGTCTACGTCTACTTGCTTTCCCCTATAGTAACCGATGAATTCCTTTCGGAACTCCGTGTGGCTTGGATGATGCCAGAAATTGCCATTGCGGAAGATTGGCTCAAGAGCTTCGATTCTCCGATCCTTCGCGTTCGCCCTGTTGTCGTTTGGCAACTCGCGGAACAGAATAGGACGCTTCACTCTCAGGTTCTTCTCATCCAGGTAGAACTTGAGATACTTTTGTGCCGCAACGGTTTCCAGCCATGCCTCACGCAATCCCCACTTCGCGCCCATGCGGTAGATTTCCTCGACAAACTCGCTATATCCGCAGGCTTTGGACCACACGTCCAGCAAATAGAGATTGTCCGTCTCGGTGTCCAAGCACGTGACGGTTATCGCGTGGCGGCAGCGCCCTTTCTTGCCGGCGTGGTTCGGGTCTATCACCATGCGAAGTTCTAGTGCGTTGCAGGGGAAGTCGGGGATGACCTTTCCGCCAACTACTTCGTGCTCGATGAACAGAAAGTTCATGGGATCGTCCAGCGCCAAGCTTGGATTAGAGGCTTTGAAGCGATATTCTCTAAGCCACTCCGGCTTGAATACACAGTCGCCCTCAAGAACGGGAATGTTGAGGAACTGGTGAGAATAATCGTAATCACCCATACGTTGGCGCTGGTAGTGCAGCTTATCGAGAGGCCATTCTTCTGGGAAAAGAGCCTGACCCGCAGGGTGTTCATCGCAGCATCCTCCTTCGGCGGAGTGGGATTCTATAGCAAAAGTCTTGTCGTTCTCCCTGATCCATCCATCCAAGTCAGATACCGACCATCTATTCCCATCAACGACGTTGTCTCCGCTTCCGATAACACCGCCAAGCATCCTGTGGTAGCGAATTGTTGCTTCGGCCACTGCTTCCGACTGCTGAGCTTCCAGACCGAATAAATCATCCTCAATCGCTCTAGCAGGGTGAAGACCCGTGACGGCCTGTCCAACACCTCGATAGTGATAAGTACCCTCTTTTCGGATGCTTGCTCCATACGTCGTCCTCCTGTGAATCTTAATCTCGTTGTTCCAAGTCGTTGTGCCGTCCGGGATAATCTCAGGGAATACCCAGCGGAATAGATCATTGTTCTGGTAGTGATGGTCTACCAGCACGCCGTTGAGTATCGTGTTCTTCTCCGTCTCAGCAATCAAGAGCGTTGAAGTGTCCGCATCATGGGCGTAACGCATCCAACGTATCCAGGAATCGTCATAGCCCAGCTCTCGCATCATAAATTCGTCTTTGGCCGTAAATGGCAAGGCCCACCACATCGGCAAGCCCTCGGCTACCATCGTGGTCTTGTAGTGCCAGCGCGGGAGTTCTAGGACTAACCGCAGATTGGTGCGTTCAAGAGACGCACAGACGCGCCGGTGAATTTCGGAGAGCTTGTTGCGCTTGAGAGTAAAGCGGATGAAGTAGAACAGCGAACCAAGAGAGTTGAGGCGTATGGCAGCCTGGTCCAGCTCAGGCTCGCCTTTGAGTTCGAGAGGCTTCCAACGCATCAGCCTGTCGTCTGAAACTCTTGCTTGTTGATGCGGCGTAGGTCCATCGGCTTGCCGGTTACGCGCCCTATGACTTCTTTCTCGCGCAGCATCCGAATCACAACCTTTACCTCTTTGCCTGTTTTCGGGTCTACGCCGTTCAGGTCCATTACTTCGCCGCAGAAGCTAGGGTAGATGACCCGGTCTCCACGCTTGAGAGTGACCGTCTCGCTGCCGATGCTTTTCACTTCGCCGGTCGTGGGACGATTCTTCGCTACATCGGGAATATCGAGGAATACGCCCTTTCCCTTGCAGTCAGGACAAGAGAGCGTAGTTACTCCGTGGCAGGCTTTGCAGGTGATTTTCTCGTTCACGAAGCTCTTGCCCGTACCTTTGCATTCCGCACAGACGATAGAGCCTGTGGCGGAACAGGTGTCGCATTCGTAGCCGGAACGGAATTCGTCCTCTACGACCAGGATTTTATCGAACAACGCCTCGAAACCGATGGGGCCAGCGTGGAAGATGTTCTCAACCGCCTCGATGCACGCAAAGTAACGGTCCGAATCTACGGTCACTGAATTACCTCTTTCGCCTCTACGTCTATTGCGGGCGTGAGTAGCTTTTGGATGGTTTGCTGCGCGGCGGCGCGGTCCGTTTCGGTCAGATGGTGATTGATGTCGCCTGTATGCACAATCGTTTCACGCGCTTTCCCTTCTAAGCGGTCTGTCATGTACGAAAGCGCCTTGATGCGTACAAGCGGTTCGTCGGAAGTTACCAGAGGAAACCACAGATCAACGATGGATTGTCCTGTTTTCTGGCTGACGTAATCGAACACACGCTCGGCAACGGCCATTTTCGCAAGCGTTACGCGCTCAATGGTTCCAGTTTTGCGGCCAGCGCCCTTGCGCTTTCCACCGTGTCTTGATTGTTTTGATTCCGGTTGAATGTTTATATTCACAGTCGAGACTCTAACCTATAAGCTCCTTGAGACTACATCCTAATGAGTTTACCGCCATCCTTGCGCGTAAGGTCCGGTAATTGAATCGCTTGGGCCTTGCCAATAACCTGCGATGAATAGACCGTACCGCAATCCGCGCACCAGATGAGAGCTACTACGTTGCCGTTGACTGTCTGTACGATGTTATCCACGAAACGGAAAGGGCTTTTGCCGCAGTGCGAGCACTTGGTGTCGGGCGGTCGTTGTAGCTCGTCCATGTGGCGCTATTTTATTCCTTTCGATGGAGTTGTCAACTGCTCACTTCGGGAATTATATACTTAACTTCCCGACTCTTCGCCGTTGCCGAGCATTTTTCCTAGCGCTTGAAAACAATCGGGCGCGCGATCTCCCAGATGATTGAGTGTCCGATACTCTAACTCCCAGTCCACGACGGCTTTAGCCGCGTTTTCCAACTTGATGTCTTCATCCAACAAATCGAGGTACATCTGCGCCAAATCAGACTTCGTTTTGCGTTCGAGATACCGCCGCGTGATTCTAGTTGTAACCGTCATTATTGCCATGTTATCTCCTTTGTTTATTTGTGGGAGTTATCTATATAATTCCCCTCACTTCTTTGCGTCTGGCTTGGCCGGTACGGGCTTTTCGGATACGTAGAACGTGCGGATGTTCACGTCATGCGTGGCTGGGTCGAGACCTAGTTTCTTTAAGCCTTCCGCCTTCAGGTCTTCGATCTTCTTTGAGTTGGCCTGAAATTTCTCGTTGAGTCCTTGTACGCGGGAGTTGCAGTCGTTGTAGACCGCCTGCATGTCCTGGTCCTCGACTTCCAGCTTGAGAATCGAGTTCTGCTGGTCTACTGGCAGTTGCACGGGTGTCTTTGACGGGTCTCCCGGTTGCTGCGCGAATACAGACAAGCACATGAACAACGCACTTCCCATCACAGCTTTACGCATCTTTTTCTCCTTTGTATGCAAAATACTAGGCCGATTGCCAGTAGGGACAGGCTGGCAGGCTCAGGCACGCTTGGCGGGTCCACGGTGATAAACAGATTTCCGTTCCCGAGAGGATAATCCCCTTGAATGAACTCGAATCCTCCGTTGAGCCATGTCACCGGATTGTACCCAGCCATTGAGACCTCAGGACTCCACACGTACAGCTCGTCATCGGGATTCGGTGTTCCAGGGACTACCGCATAGTACGCATCGAAGGAAACCTCTTCGCCTTGCCAGGTTCCCGGAACGTTGTAATAGACTTGATACAGCCCTCCATCGGGGTTAAATCCTGTTGCGTCTAGGAGCGTGAAATCAGCCTGTCCACTGTCCATGAATACGTTCTCGTTGATCGTATCGGCTTGCGCCAGAAATGATAAAGATAAGATTGCAATTAGGATCGTCAGGTACTTCATAACTCCTCCTCTGCTGAGATTCCACTGACCTGCTCGCAATGCCTCCCGTTCTGAACCACCGGACAGCGGAATCGTACTACAAATTCTCTACCTACATCATCGGTTGTTGTGTCACCAGCTACGTTGATGTGCACCTTCTGCACGATTGCAATCATGCGCGTGCCTACGTGCAGGGAGCATTTAGGCGCGTTGTTTCTGGCTTGCTCGTTCAGCACGGCCTGATGCCTCTGGGCAATCAGCTTGGCAGGCTTGCCCATGTAGGCGTCCTTGGAGCGATGGGACCAGCGGCTCACGAGATTCTCCTTTGAAACCAGCTTCGCATTCGACTCGAAGGCTTTACTTTAAATCACTCCGTTCGACAGGGGTTGGGTGCCTGTTGTTTCAGTTTCCTTCGCCTAGCCGTTTACAAGTTCCTCTACTTCTCCATATCTTTCCGAGATCAATCCAAGAGTACGGCGATGCTTCTTTTGTTCTTCTATCGCTTCATCCATCAAATCCTGATCTATGATCCCGTCAACGGCATCCCTCACCAATCCCTCAAGGACCGACGGCTCCAGCGCGTCAAGCTCCCAACTCTCTCCACCGAATTCTGCGATATAGGCGTTTGCCCGAGAGTCCGTTATCTTTGCGGGGTTCGGCGGCGGCTGATACCTCTCTACTTGATCCATGTTCAGAGCGAGGCGCTCAAACTTCAAGGTGCTGCGAGTGAACAATTCCAAGCGGTCGGTGATGTCACGCGACATATCTTTTCCGCTAGGATCGTGGTCGCCGAAGTGAAATATGATGGGAATCTGCTTGCCTTTGCGGTGCCGCAGCAGTCTTTGCGATGCTCCCCACATTTCGGATTGAGACGTGTAACCACGGCAACTGAGAAGAGGAACGTCTAGTTCGCGGCACACCCGCTCAAATACGCCAACCAACGCATCCTTCTCGATCCACACTTCCGGTCGAAACTTCTGCCCTTTCCAGCGGTCAACGTTGAATTGTTCGGAAACGGCTTCGATTATTTCTTCCGGGCCGTTCCAATGCGGGAGCGATCTGACTTCGCGAGTGCGGTCAACAATTGTTTCCCAGTCAATCAGACCAGCAAGACGCGCATCGTTTATGATGCTGCCAAGATTCTTGTAGTCCTTCTGCGTGTTAGGGATCAGGTCGCGTGAAACGAACTGATAGTAAAGCTGCCGAAGAGTCAAATCGAATCCCTGTGCGGCATATTCGGCGATGATCTGGTTAGCGGTTTGAATCATTCCCAGCGCCTTCGCTCTGAACTTGAAATCTTTGTATTTTATCTTCGGCATCCCCCCCCCCCGCCCCGAAGCGACCGGGGTTTTCTGTGCGGGTTAATGGCGGGGGTGGTAATGGTGGGGGTTTAAGTTGCGGCTTGCGGGGCTTCCGAGAGGCTTCCGCTCGGCTGGTCGCCGCTTCAAGTTCGTCTCGTCTCGGGCAGCGCCAGCTACTAAACTCGTAACCGCCAGATGCATCTATGTGATGGCATGCTTGACAGGCCCGCTTGTGCTCCTCAAAGACAGCCGCAGCCACGCACTGATCCTTGTAAGAAATATCCACATTCATCTGCGCTATTTTTGCTTCACGCACCTTCTGAGCCACGCATGATTCCAGGGCGCTCGCTGCCGAGGGGGTGACGAGCTTGCGGATAGCGTGCGCGTAGCAGTACAATCCGCCAAGGTGCATTCCGTTCTTTCCGTCGCTGAGCGGCAATCCTTCGGCGCAATTTACACAGTAAACTTTCGCCGCCTTCTCCAGCGCCGCAGCTTCGGCGGCTCGCTCGCGCTGTTGGGAGGCGGCGAGGGCTTTTTCTGCTTGCGTCAGTTTTTCTTCAAAGTCATGCGCCTGCTGTAGCCAGAATTTTGTCTCTTCTCTTGCATTCATCAATTCAAGATCGCTCATCGCTTGTCACCTCCTGCCCCGGTGCGGGGCTTAGTGGGCTGCCGCCGCTTCCCAGCGAATCTTTTGCTGCAACGGGTGTGTATCAACTCTTGGCCGACTTGTCCTGCTCCACGAGCCGCCGCCAGCCGTGCCAACTAGCCGGAAACCGGACCCTCTAAGGCTCGCCCCTCCCTCTTCCGGCAGCGTATAAGTAATCAATTTTCGGAATCCCAAAGCCCAAGCCGCTCTCTGGCACGCTCCGTAGAGCATCGAATTTGCGTTCCTTGTGCCGTCTGTGCAGGTCCGGTTGACTTCAAGCGTCCAACCGTCATCAGTCATTCGCGCAACTGGCCGACCAACAATAGCTATTCCGCAAATTTTCTCTCCGTCGCTCACTCCTATGCAGAACTTCGCTCCCGGCACTGGCTTATGGTGTCTGTGGTGCTGACGCACGAACTCGTTGGCCTCTGCCAGAGTCACAGGAACTAGCTGCAATCGGCTCATCTCTCCTCGCTCCCCTTGCCGCTCTGGGCGGGTGGCGGGATGAAGTGATGCGCCGCCATGCGAATCTCTGTGTTCCTGCTCGCGGTGTCGTGAATCGTGCTCTCGCGCGGAGCGTTGCAACGCACGCAGCATCCGGGGTCTGGCGTCGGAGGCATACTCTGCATGGCGCAAATCGGACACTCTGCTCCCGATGCTTCGTTCTTGTTTAGTGGCGGAATGTCCCTGTGCTCCATGCAGCGAATTGCTAAAACATCATGGCGGGAATCTTGTACGGCTCCCGCCGGGCCGTGCTTTACGTGCTTCACGTCATTAGGAACTGACGGGACAAGGTCACTGGCTGGCGTACATTGCCACTCTAATGTTTCTTGTGTACTGTGCTTATGACAGAAAAACTGTGAACTTTCGTGTGGCAGGTAGCGCATGCCACTCTCAAAATACCCGCAGATGTAGCATGTCATTCCATAACGATAGTTGCCGCTCATTTCTTCTCCTCCTGGCTCTGGGCGGGTGGCGGGGCCTTTAAACATTCAGTACATCTTGCCCACGTGGTGCCGTCGCTTTGCTTGCTCACAATCCAATAGAGCGAGTCATGCAATCCACACTGAGAATTCTTGTCGTTAATAAGGCGCACTTTCTTGCACATTAACCCTCTCCGAGATACGGCTGGTACAAATCGCCGATTGTTGAGCAGCGCGTACAGATATATTGAAAGTCCCAAAACTTCCACCAGGGACGCTTCTTGAACGCTATTTCACCGCCGCAGTTTGCGTGTATCACTTGCGCGCCTTTCTCGGAACCTTCTTCCGGTGACCTGCGCCAGATAAGGAAATTGAATATCCGTCAGGCGCGGCTACGTGCGATAAGCGACTTAGAGGAACCTTGCACTCGTGAATCGGAAAATCTAATGCAATGATTCCTCCGCAATCAGGACAGCGACCTACTTTTCCGCTTCGTTCGCTCATTCTCCGCTCCCCTGCGCCTTCGGTTGGGCGCTTGCCGCCCCTCGCTGAATCCATCCTCGAACTCCGCCATAGATTCGGTGCGTTTTGCATTCGTAGCACAACCAAAAATCGCCGCCTAACCAGCCCATTGTGCTTCCATCTACTGGGCAGGCGAGTTCAGGCCAGCCGTTGTCATCCCAAGTCAGCTTGGATTCGCTCACTTTCCATCCGCGTCCTGTCTGGTGCTCGCAGCGACGTGGGCCTGCGCCAAACTGAATTCGTTGCAGAGGCATTCAATACAGATTCCATTCCGTCCGTTCGTTGGATGCTGGTAGCGCCTGTGTCCACAAACGCATTTATCCTCGCGGTGCTCCTGTCTCGTTCTTCCTTCGGGAGCGGCGGCGCGGGACTGCTGACGTGCCGATAAGATTCCTTTCATTTGAGATATGGTCACATCACATATACGAATAAAATCCAATTCCTCTGGCGGAAGGGTTGTCAACTTCTTAACGTTCGCTCCCGCGTAACAAGTCGGATGCTGAAAGTCTGCCGTTACACCGGGAGCACGGAGCAAATTCGTGCATACCACTATCGGCAGGTCTGCCTCACTATTTACAGGACGATGGATTCCAAGTTCTCCGCACATGGAACAAACTTTGATTCGGCGCACGTCGTGTGAAGTTAGGCTCATTTGCTTACTCCCGGATTCTGAGGATTGCCTTGCATGTGTTGTTCCCAAGCCACGTAAGGAACCATTTCCTTCTCAGAACCTAACTTGCCACACGCACACCATCCCATCCCTCCGCGAGCGTAGGACATCCACTGGCAATCCTCTGGCGGGGCCGTGGGCTGCACTGGGTTGCTCTCGAGCGCGGCCTCACATTCAGGCAAGCACGCGCAGATTTCGTCGCATTGCACGATGTCGCTCCCGTGGTGGAATTCATGCCACGATTTTGCTGCTTCTGTTATTCGTTCGAGTGCTGTCCGCATCGCCTCCAACTCCTGCTTCCCCTCGCTCATGCAACCCTCCTTTGACGTGAATGGTTGTCGGTCCACCATGCCGGACGTGGAAGTGGACAGTAGAACTTTTGCAAAAAACACGTCTCGGGATTTCTCCTGAACAGCCAGCATCCCGGTCCAACTTTGTTGCCGTTCAGAGTAAGGGGGCCTGTATCGCGGCGCGGCTTGGGCCATTCACTGAGGTCGCAGCCTCCTACCTCGCAGAAAGATTTGTCTGGCTTCCCCTCGCTCATCACAGAGCCTCCGGCAAAAAAGAGTTATTTGAAGCCACTGACGTTCGACAAGCGAAGATAATTTCTACGACGACTACAAAACACCTGCCGAAAAGCTGGCGCTTAAAGTTCCCGCTTCTAGCACGAGATTCTCTCCTCGGGCTTGCCGCGCAGCTCAATTAGCTTCTTTTGCTGTGCCAAGATATTCACGTTTTGCTGCTCGTTCTCGATTAGCAAGCTATGGACGCGGGCTTGCGCTTTGTCGCACAACTCACCATTGAATTCCGCTCGCTTGGCCCAGAATTCTTTCTCGCGTTCCAGCCGCTTGTGGTCCTCGCGCAGTGCGTTGTTCTCAAGGTGCAATTCGAAGATGGTGTCAAGCAACGTGTTGCGCTCCGATAGAAGCTTCTTGCATTTCTCCTGTAGGTCCACCGCATGATTCTGCGCCTCGACCCACAGCTTGCTGCATTGCTCGGCCTTGGCCTTCCAGTCCGTGCGCTTGCTCGGGCGGCGCTTCATGGACGCACCCGCTTGTATTCGACTTTGCCGCATCGCTCGCAAACTCTTGGTCTCGGCATCTTGAAATTGTGCCGCTTCCATCGTGTGCGAGAGCGCCTGTCTACGCATCGGCTCATACCGTCTCCGCTGGATACTCGCTGAACATGGCGGTGTCCTCGCCCAGTTGTTTTTGTTTGCCCAGTTTCCCGGTCAGCTTGTAACCGCTGATTCTCTGCCCGCCCTTCCACGTCTCCGGCATCGTCTCAATCAACCAGCCTTCCTCGCGCAACTCGAAGATTCGCCTTCGATAGTCAACTATGCGGAGAGTGAGAAGCTGCGGGGTGGTGACGAACTGGCCGCGATTCTTGAGCAGCAAATCCCGCACGCGGTCTTTCTGCGTCGGCCTCTCGCATTGAGTCTTTCGCTGGGTCATGGTCTACGCTCCCGATTCCATCGGTTCCTTTCATCCGCGTGCTTGTTACACAAAGATTTGTTCCACCGCGTGGCCTTCTTTCCACATATGTAGCACCTCTTGCTTGCACGTTTTCTTTTTTGCCAAGCGAGAGCCGCACTACGATGGGCTTTGGCATATTTGGCATGGCGAGATTCGTGCTCAGGTCCAAATAGACTGCCGCAACTTTTACATTTAGAAGCTTGCATGACCGCACATTGACATGTTTCTACAACTTTGTCAAGGGGAATCGCAACTATTTTTCAGGTTCAATGGTTATAACCGTACGGGGCTTGAAAGGGCTGGCCTGCAAGTAGGTGACCGTGATGTGCTGCGGGGAGTCGTCGCGCAGATAGCGCACATTTACCAAGGCGTCCAAAACAGGTTTGCATCCTCCCACCAGATTGTCATAGTCCAGATCTTTGCGCCGATACACATGGATCGTGACAATCATCTTCCCGGCCTCTTGTGCTTGGAGTCTGAATTGCTCGGTGTGCGATGCTCCCTGCGTGCCATATTTTAGGTCGTGCTCCCAAAGGATTCGCAAGTCGCGGTAGGCGTACGGACCCATGAGTCTCATTTTGTTCAGGCTCGGTGGAATTCGGTCTAGTTCCAGTTTCATGTGCGTTTACTCCATATGACCCCCGGATGGTCTGCTTTGAAGTGGCAGGAATGGTGCGCCCACTGCCCACCTTCCATGCAGTCGCAGCGGCGGAAGTTGTTGTGCTCGTTCTCCAAGTGCCGCCACTCGCCCATCCCCAGCCTTTCTAGAGCGTGCGCTCCGCAAACCCGGCAGTTCTGACCGTCACGATCCATGATTTGTTGTCGGCGTACGCCCTTGTCAGCTCCAAAAAGCAAGTCGTGTCCATCAATCGAGCGGAAGCTGCGCTTGTCCAGAAACTTCGCAGCCTTCGTGCCAGGGATGTCGCGCTTGAATCCTCTGCTCAATAGTTTATCCAGTCTTGCCGCTTTCTCCGCTCCGCGCTAGTCAAGCGCACCCGCGCTCCATCTATGACTGCCTCATCCTCGGGCCGTGCAATCTCTCGCCGCTTCTGCCGGGAGAACCAGTTGACCAGGAAGCGCCTGTAGTTCTTTGGTCTGCGTCTCGGGTTCGCCCATAACCAAGCATCGGCGCTGCGGTATTCGCTTGGCCTGTCCACTTCGGGGAATGACTCGGCCAACATTGCATTTTCCTCGTGCGAGACTTCTAAGACTTGACCGCGATAGGCTGGAAATAGATTCATCGCGCCCCTCGCCCCCTTAACCCGTCAGGGTAGGAGGACACAGAAAACCAATCTTTAAGCCACTTCGTTCGACAGCCGGTATTTACCCATACATTACGTTACCTTCGCTTTGGTTTGGGAGAACCTGTCTTTCGGATTCCATCGAAGTAAGTAACCGAGTTCTCTCCATGCTCCGTCAAAGTTCCCAATGTCATTCATTTCTATGACCTTGATACACTGACCACGAAACAGTTCGTTGTCCTCATTACTGAGAACGTAGTGATTTATGAGCGTGGCCTTCTCGACTGCATCCCGCAGTTGTTCCCATCTAGGAAAGTCTATCTCGTTTCCGACCTCCCGGCAGAGGGCTCCTCCAACGCAATACTGTCCATCGTCAGAACCTACACCACGGACAGGATGTGGGTATTTCCTCTTGAGACTCGTGAGCGTTATTTTTCTGTTCATTTGCTCGTCCTCACGAATTAATCGCCACAATCTCGGCAGCGATGTTTCCCTGAATGCCAGAGCTTTAGGCCGCAAATGTGCTTGATTAGACCTTCCTTGGTCCTAGTAACCGCTATGCACTTTTGGCTGTAATCACTCATGCCATCCTCCTATAAAACCTTCAGAGAGAGGGAGTGAGCAAAGGAGACCCTAACCCGTCGGTCTCCGATGCGAAATTAACCCCCGTCGGTCGGTCGTTTCGCTTTGGGCAATCTTCTGAGAAACTGGTGTCAGCGATTGGCGGTCGCTGGGTCCTAGTGTACAGGGCGTCTCTCAACGCGCACGGATCTCTCCGAGTCGCAGCCATGCTTTCTTGACGTATGGGACGCGAGAGAACTGTCGCGCGTGCCGCCTCTCCCGAAGAGAATTTCAGGCACACACCGTTGTTGCTCGCATCGCATGGCAGCGAGTTGCAGCGTCCTAACCGCACTGGGCAAATAAAAGTGTTTAGCCATTTGCCGGATACTTCTTTGCGATTCATGCCTGAGGCTGTCAGCGCGAGTATCCGGCAAAGGACGTTCTTACGCCGAGCAGCCTCAGGACGATATCGCACTCGGATTCTAAGCGAAGATGATTCCCTGTGCAAGCAAAATCTCCTGTCGAAGCGAAGCTGATTTCAAGCTACGCCTTCCGGCCTTTCTCCTGGTTCTGCTACAAAACGAACCTGCGCTTTCCCACCCTCTCTAGGAAGGCGCGAGCGGCCAGACGGTCTACATCCCGGACGGAATTACGGCTTTCGGAGCAGTCGAGTTCTTCGCTCGAAGGTTTCCCAGTTCGTTTAGAATAGCCCGTATGCCATCGCTGGTGAACAGGCGCAGTGCTTGTAGCTGGGCTTCCGTCGCCAAGGCTGGGTTGCTTTGCGCTGCTTGCATCCATCGCTCCCTCTCCGTGTGCCATTCCCGGTAAATCCAATTCTCTCCGCAGTCCCAAACGATGCGGGTGGGGAGCTTGCCTTCTTCGTCCGGCGCACCGCCCTTCTTGCGCTTCTCCGACTCTTCCTCCACGATAACTACATGGTTCGTGTGCAGGTACCCTTTGCCCTTGGCAATCTCCTGCTTGAGCCAGGATTCGAGCTGCAAAAGGCTAGGCATCCTTGGCCTCGCGGAATGGTACCTTGGCTCTCTCGAATTGCGAGATTAGCTTCCCGAGTTGCGACGGCGTAGCGACGTAGCTCTTGACCATCGGATTCCAGAGAGGCTTTAGAAGCTCCTGATTCTCGCGTACCAGTGACGCAAACCCGCCAACCCTATAGGTTTCACTCTCGGGGTAGTACCGGTAGTAGAGAGACGGCGGCGCGTCGGCCTTCGGCGGTTGAATGTCAATCGGGGCATTCTTCTTTTCCTCGGCCTCTTTCATGCGCCGCTCTACCACTTCCCGTTGCGCGGGCGTCAGCATGTCGAGTTGCTCTTTCTCGCGCTCAAGGTACTTCTGCTCGTGTGGATTCACTTGCGTCATTACCCTTCCCGCTGGCGTGAACTGTGGCTCGCCCGTCTCTTGCATTTCTTCTTGGATGTACAGTCCGCCAGTCTCCGGGTAAGCAAGTCTGATGGCTTGGGCCTGAGCGCACTTCGCCAGCATCCGGCGTGGCATCTGGCGCACCATCGGAGCATAGTCAATGTTCGGGTATATTTCGCTCCACCAGACCTTCCCGACAGTCGGATGAATCGCTCCCTTTTTCCATGCGTCTACGCTGGCCCAGTCCGGTACTTTCAGCTTCTTCACTGATCCGTTCCCTTTGTACCGCCATTCGACTTCGATAGTCGGTCCGTATTGAGGCTCGGAGAATGAGCCGTAGTCTTTATGGTCACGCGCTCCGACGTGGCACAGACCTCCGATGCTTACGACGGGAATCCAGACCTTCGCGCCGGTCCCGCCTTCGCCGTCATCCGCTCCACGGTCGCGGCGTGGAACGAACCAGATTTGTCCTTTGAACGGGTCCAACTTTCGCCTTCGGGCAACCGCTAGACAGAATTGGAGTTCTGCATCGGTAGCTCCTTTACAGATGGCGTTTTTGAGGATAGTAAGCTCCTCAGCCTGTATCAGCCACGGCTTTTCGGTCGGAGGCCGCACTACGATGGCAGCCTTTGCCGCCTGAGGGCGAATATGGCGCGTTTTCGTGACCACCCTGCGCTTAGATGCCGTCTTCACTCCACACCTCGATTCCGGGGATAACTTCCTCGGCTTTAGCTTTGTCCTTCAACCGACGTACTTCCTGTCCGATAGCAACCTCATCCGGCATCAAGAACAGATGCGGAATCTTGTTTGCGTCCACGATGCGGAACTTCCAGTTCACCCGCGCCTTGATACCAGCAACCTTCGGGACCGATGGCTCAACGCGAATCTCCGGCACTGCTGCGGCAGTTTGTACGGCTTGCTCTGCCGCGAGCTTCTTGGCCGCAGCCTCTTCCTCGGCAGCAATCTTGGCGAGTCGCGCCTGTTCGCGCTTATTAATCTCGCCGGCCTTGCGCTGTGCTTCGAGTTCCTTCTCGCGCTCCGCCCGCATGAATCTTGCTTGTTCTTCCGCCATGCGGCGCTCCATTTCTGCAACCTCTCGCGCCTTGGCTTCCGCTTCTCGTTGGAGCCGTTGGCGCTCACGCTCTGCCGCTTCTCGCTCGGCTCGCTTCCATGCCTCAGCCTTCTGGGAGACAATGGAATCAATCTGCTCGGCTGGCGTAATCCACTTGAACAAATCGTTCTTGAGCGAGTCCACAAGGGCTTTCGCCTTGACGATCCCTGGATTCATCTTGCCCTTTACGTCCTTCACGTAGGAGCGAGCGTCCAAGGCAATCTGGCAGGCAGCAACGTAGGTTTGCTGGTCTTTGACGACAATGGCATCGGCTTCCCGCTTGAGACGTGCTAGGCCGACTTCAAATTGCTGCGTGTCTACAGGTACGATTTCCGTGCTTGCCATATTTTCTCCTTTGAAAACGGAGGCTGGTAGGCCGCTGAGAGCGTTCAGGGCAATCGCGGTAGCTCCAGCCTCCGGCCTGTGTCCCTGCCCCTCCGGGTTAGTGGCCCGGAAGCTCTTCGGTTGATTCCCTGTCCTCGTCTCCGCGCTCGTCTGCCGCCAGAATCCGCTCAAGCCCGTAATCCGGCGCATCGTCGCGGTGCATTTCGCGCTGATACCGCGCTTCCATCTCCATCGTGCGCGGCCCGTAGATGGTGGCCCATTGTTCGGGTGTCGTTGTCGGAGTAATCTGCCGGTTGTGCTGATAGTTGAGATAGGTCAGGTCCGAGATGAAACTGTTCTCTTCGGGCGTTGATGGGCCTAGCAGCGCATCAAAAAGCTCGTTCATGGAAACGCGTCGGTCATTGGGCATAGCTCATTTCCTCCGTCAGAGATTTTGCTTGTCCTAGATATGACCTTCTGATTTGCAGGCTATCTTTTGCCGCTTGCACCGATTTCTCATAGCGGTCAATCAGTTCGGTCTTTGCTTCAGCGAAAGTCTTGAAGAACTGCCCGTCGCGTTTCTCGCGCGTCTCTCGCCACCCGCCTCCGTAAAGGCTTCGCTTATAGGTGACGAAGTACTCAGTGGCTTTAACGACTTCGACTCTCTGGATTCTCACGCTGTAGCTGCTGATTTTGTACCAAGTCTCGCTCATAGCGGCCACCTCAGAATCATAATGCCGTCACTTCGCATGGCGAATCCTCCGCATTCTAATGTTAACTTCCTCAACTCTCGGCAACCACCGGGGCCACAACAGCTCCAAAATCCAGGCTAGGTCGCTTCTCATCCCAGTATCCTTGCCAGCCACAGACTCGCCAGCAGGCCCGCCACTGCGCCCCACAATACCTCTAAGACCTTCTGCTTGAGGGTTAGGTTCATCGGCCCTCCGCCTTCGGTCGCCAATCAATCCAATCCTGCTTTCCGTGCTCCCCTTCGTACACCGCGATGGCCTCGGCTATCCGCTCATTGCTCGGAGCCTTAATATGAACGTCGTATCCATCTTGTAGGGAGACAGAGACGAAGCCCCAATCGAGACGTGTGCCAACTCGAAAGCGGGGATGATTTGATTCCACCACCATCGGGATGAATGGAAACGGACCTTTGGAGTAGGGCGTGACGGTATCGTGCTTCATCTCGGCCTTAATCAGCTTACTTGCCATTGTTCTCGCTCCTCTCTGCCTAGCGTGCGTCAATCATCCTTTGCACGAGTTCCACTGCTGATTCTTGCAGCTTGTGAATGGTCGGAGAGAGTTTCTTTTTAGCTGCGGCCCTCGCTGCGTCCCACGCTGCGTCCCACGCTGCGTCCCTCGCTGCGTCCCACGCTGCGTCCCACGCTGCGTCCCTCGCTGCGTCCCACGCTGCGTCCCACGCTGCGGCCCACGCTGCGTCCCACGCTGCGTCCCCCGCTGCGTCCCACGCTGCGTCCCTCGCTGCGTCCCTCGCTGCGTCCCTCGCTGCGGCCCACGCTGCGGCCCACGCTGCGTCCCCCGCTGCGTCCCTCGCTGCGTCCCCCGCTGCGGCCCACGCTGCGGCCCTCGCTGCGTCCCACGCTGCGGCCCACGCTGCGGCCCTCGCTGCGTCCCACGCTGCGTCCCCCGCTGCGTCCCACGCTGCCCGAGCATCTTCCCTGACAGCTTCAATCGGCCCTTTGATTGAGGGGAACTGTGCCATGTCCGTAATTTCCGGCAGAGATTCCAGTCGCTCTGCCTGAGAAACCAAACCAGCGAGGCGAAGCCAAGCGGGAGTATGGACTCGAATCAACCAATCCGAAGCCATTAGGCCACGCTTGCGCTCCAAGTTCTTGTTGCGAGTCCCTACCACCTTGGCGATGAATGGCTTGAGTAGTCGGTCCCTCTCCGCATCGCTCGGCAGACCGTCATTCCATACGCGAAGGAATGCGCCGATGACTGGGCACACGCATTCAGGA